CTGACCGAGAAACCGCGGATGGTGGTCACGATATCGCGCAGGGATTCGCCGGCGGGACCCACGTCCTTGTTCTTGACATCGGCCAGCATGGCCTGGCTGATTTCCTGCAATTCGTTCTGGGCGCGGGCACCGAAATGCACGATCGAGCCGGAATCGCGGATATCCAGTTCGGCGATGCGACGGCGGATTTCCTCGGCCACGGCGGGCTCGGCGCCGGTCAGGGTCGGGGCGGCCGCGGGTGGCTCGGGCAGAACCATGGCTGTCACTGTCTTGATTTCGTCCAAGGCGGCTTCAGCGCTGGCCTGGGTCTGCGTCGTCATCCGGGTCGTCCTTTCGGCAAGGTTTCAGGACCGGCGGCAGATTAGGCCGATTCCCGGGGGATGCAACGAGAGCGGGTCAAGAAAGTTCCGCTTTCACGAAGACGGCGGCGTGGCTGTGGCTTTCCTGCCGGGCCGCTTGGCGTTGCGCCTTGTCGGGGCGACGTGTAGAACCTGAGCGAATGAGTAATTCTAGGAGCCTGTGCATGCGCAGAGTTGTCGTCACCGGACTTGGGATGGTCACGCCGCTGGCCTCGGGGGTCGATGAGACCTGGAAAAGGCTGCTGGCCGGGGAATCCGGGGCCGGGCCGATCACCCGTTTCGACGCCAAGGATGTCGTGACGAAATATGCCTGCGAGATCCCCTTTGGCGACGGCAGCGATGGCAGCTTCAATCCCGATGACTGGATGGAGCCCAAGGACCGCCGCAAGGTCGATGACTTCATCCTGTATGGCATGGCTGCCGCCACGCAGGCGGTCGCGGATTCCGGCTGGGTTCCCGCCAACGAAGAGGACCGCATCCGCACCGGCGTGATGATCGGGTCGGGCATCGGCGGGCTGAACTCGATTGCCGAGACCGCCGTGCTGATCAAGGAACGCGGGCCCAAGCGCGTCTCGCCCTTCTTTATTCCGGGGGCGCTGATCAATCTGGTGTCGGGGCAGGTCTCGATCCGGTTCGGCTTCAAGGGGCCGAACCATGCGGTCGTCACCGCCTGTTCGACCGGCGCCCATGCCATTGGCGACGCGGCGCGGCTGATCATGCTGGGCGACGCGGATGTGATGGTCGCGGGCGGCACCGAAAGCCCCATCGGTGAGATCGGCGTTGCCGGCTTCAACGCCTGCAAGGCGCTGTCCAGCAAGCGCGAGGACGACCCCAAAGCCGCCAGCCGACCCTGGGACGAGGACCGCGACGGCTTTGTCATGGGCGAGGGCGCCGGTGTCGTCGTGCTGGAGGAATACGAGCATGCGAAGGCGCGCGGCGCGAAAATCTATGCGGAAATTCTGGGTTATGGCCTGTCGGGCGACGCCTATCACATCACCGCCCCCAGCGAGGATGGCGATGGCGGCTTCCGCTCCATGAGCGCGGCACTGGCCCGCGCCAACCTGTCGCCGGCCGATATCGACTATATCAACGCGCATGGCACCTCGACCATGGCCGATGTGATCGAGCTGGGCGCGGTCGAGCGGCTGTTGGGCGATGCGGCCGGCAATGTGGTCATGTCCTCGACCAAGTCGTCGATCGGGCATCTTCTGGGTGCGGCGGGCGCGGTCGAGGCGATCTTCTGCATTCTGGCCATCCGTGACCAGATCTGTCCGCCGACGATCAATCTGGACAATCCCGCCCGCGAAACCGCCATCGATCTGGCCGCCAATGCCGCCGTGCGCCGCAAGGTGGATTATGTGCTCTCGAACAGCTTCGGCTTTGGCGGCACCAATGCCAGTCTGGTGATGGGACGGGTCAAGGAATGATCTGGCGCCATATCGCGTCGAACTTCCTGACCCTGCTGATCGTCATCCTGATTGCGGCGGCGGCGGCGGTGGCCTGGGCCAAGCACCAGTATTCTGCCCCCGGCCCCAGCGCCGTGGCCGCTTGCGTGCGCGTCGCCCCCGGTGCCAGCCTGAGCGCGGTCAGCGAGCAGCTGGCCGAACAGGGCGTCGTTTCGAACGCCTATATCTTTCGGGCGGGTGCGGATTATGCGGGCAAGTCGCGCGATCTGAAATTCGGCTCATATCTGATGCCGCCGCATTCCAGCATGGAGGATGTGGTGGGCGTGATCACCGCCGGCGGACCTTCGACCTGTGGTACCGAGGTGGTGTTCCGCATCGGCGTGCGCGAGAATTCGGTGATCCTGCGCGACATGGATGCGGCGACCGGCGAATTCACCGAACAGGCGAAATACAACCCCGGCACGGAAGTGGCGCCCGAGGCGATTGCCAGCGCCGAGGCAAAGCCCGATGCGCGGCTGCGCATCACCGTGGCCGAGGGCGTGACCAGCTGGCAGGTGGTCGAGGGGCTGAAGCAGGCCGGTTTTCTGGGGGGCGAGATCGCCGAGGTTCCCCCCGAGGGCAGCCTTGCCCCCGACACCTATGAGGTCGAGAAGGGCGCCGACCGCGCCCGGCTGATCGGCGAGATGGAGGGACGGCAGGCCTCGATCCTCGCGCAGGCCTGGGAAGGGCGCGAGGCCGATCTGCCCTATCAGACCCCCGAGGAGGCGCTGATCATGGCCTCGATCATCGAAAAGGAAACCGGCGTCCCCGATGAGCGCCGCGTGGTGGCCAGCGTTTTCGTCAACCGGATGCGGCAGGGCATGCGGCTGGAGACCGACCCGACGGTGATCTATGGCATCACCGAGGGCAAGGGCGTGCTGGATCGTGGCATCCGCGCATCCGAGCTGCGGCGGCGCACGCCTTATAACACCTATCAGATCAACGGCCTGCCGCCGACGCCGATCGCCAATCCCGGGCGCGCGGCCATCGAGGCGGCGATGGATCCCGAGAACACCGATTATGTGTTCTTTGTGGCCGACGGCTCGGGCGGGCATGCCTTTGGGCGCACGCTGGAGGAGCATAACGCCAATGTCCAGCGCTGGCGCGAGATCGAGCGTCAGCAGGGGCAGGCGCAATCGCCGGTTCAGGGCGACTGATCCGCCTGGCGGTTTCACGGAACAGGTCGGCGGCGGTGCGGATGCGCATCGCCGCCGATGCCGTTTCGCACCGTTTGACAATCCCACAACCAGCTTGCACCATCCATGGTCCGGGCGCTGGCATGGCGCCCTTGGCCAGACGCCATCACGGCGGGTTTTCTTCAAGGAGACGTAGCGATGAAATTGTCGGATCTTTTCACCAATCTTGCCGATGGTGCCCGGAACTTCGAGGGGCGGGTCAAGAAATGGCAGGAAGACCTGGAAGCCAAGAATGACGAGCTTGAGGCCGGTGCCCGCCGCTGGCAGGAAGATGCCGCAAAGCGTCAGGAAGAGCTGAAGCAGAAGGTCCAGGGCTATCTGGACGACGCCAGCGACAATGTCCGCGCGCAATGGGCCAAGATGGAAGCGGGCTGGGACAAGCAGGTCGCCGAGACCAAGGCCAAGGCGCTTGAGTTCCGCGACAAGGTCGATGCCTCGGATGCCGAGGACTATGCCGACTGGTCCGAGGCCTATGCCGCCAACATGGTGTCCTATGCCCAGCAGATGCAGGACGAGGCCAGCAATGCCGTCGCCGCCGCCGCCGAGGCCCGCGCCAAGGCCGAGGCCGCGAAGTCCAAGGTCGGCTGATTTTCCCTGCGCCCCCGTTCCGGCGGGGGCGCGGATTCGGGTCCGTTGCGCCCCGGAAATGGCTGCTGTTGCGCATCGCGCGCTGGGGTGTTGCACGGGCCATTTAATTGATTTTACAGGAATAATAACGGAACGTAAATCAACCTGTGGTTACGGATTGACTCAGCGAACGCCCTGAAGTAGAAAGTATACATGCTGGGAGAGGTGGGCAAGCGGCCGGGTCGAAAGACCGGGGCCGCTTTTTTCATGTCTCGCTCGTGCGGACAGGCACACGAGGGCAGGGCGACACACGGATGACAATGAACTTTGATCCGGGGCCGGGAGCACCGGAAGGGCCTTTCATGCCTGACGCTTCGGCGCAGGACATGGATGTGATCGAGATCGCGGATGGGCTGTTTCGGTCCTATGCGGGGGATCTTCACCGGCTGCGGCTGAGGATCCAGGCGGGTGAAACGGATGATTTGAAGGAGTCCGGCAAGCTGGTGCGCGACCTGAGGGGGGCGGCCCAGCTGGTGCTGGAGGAAAGGAGCAAGGTTGACAAGCTTCGCAAGGATGCAGCCGGAACTGTCGGAGCAGGAACGCTCGACCTTGCCGCGGCACGAGATGAGATCGGGCGCCGCCTGGCTTGCCTGCGCCGAGCCGCAGGAAGTTGACGAGTTCCTGGGCGGGCTCAGCGACAATGCGCTGTCCGCGCTGCCATGGCTTTTCGAGTTCTGGGCGCTGCCGCATCAGCTGGCGCCGGCCGGTGACTGGAAGACCTGGGTGATCATGGGCGGGCGCGGCGCGGGCAAGACCCGCGCTGGCGCCGAATGGGTCCGGGCGCAGGTCGAGGGGCCAACCCCCGACGCGCCGGGGCGCGCAAGCCGGGTGGCGCTGGTCAGTGAGACATTCGATCAGGCGCGGGATGTGATGGTATTTGGCGAATCGGGCATCCTGGCCTGTTCGCCGCCCGACCGCCGCCCGCTTTGGGAGGCGGGGCGGCGGCGGCTGGTCTGGGCCAATGGCGCCACCGCGCAGGTCTATTCGGGTCATGAGCCCGAGGCGCTGCGCGGGCCGCAATTCGACGCGGCCTGGGTCGATGAGCTGGCCAAGTGGAAAAAGGCCGAAGACAGCTGGGACATGCTGCAATTCGCCCTGCGTCTGGGCGCGCATCCCCAGCAGGTCGTGACCACCACGCCGCGCAATGTGGCGGTGCTGAAGCGGATTCTGGGCAATGCCTCGACGGTGACGACGCATGCGCCGACGGATGCGAACCGGGCCTATCTGGCGGAAAGCTTCCTGAGCGAGGTCGAGGCGCGCTATGCCGGCACAAGGCTGGGCCGGCAGGAGCTGGAAGGCGTGCTGCTGGACGATGTCGAGGGCGCGCTTTGGGCCACCGCGACCATCGAGCGCTGCCGCGTCGAGGCGGCGCCGAAGCTGTCGCGCATCGTGGTCGCGGTCGATCCGGCTGTGACCGGGGGCGCGGGATCGGACGAATGCGGCATCGTCGTGGCCGGGGTGGTGGCCGAGGGGGCGGCGACCGATTGGCGCGCCTATGTGCTGGAGGATGCGACGGTGAAGGGGGGGCCTTTGGACTGGGCGCGGGCGGCGATCGCTGCCATGGACCGCCACGGCGCCGAGCGGCTGGTCGCCGAGGTCAATCAGGGCGGCGATCTGGTCGAGAGCGTGATCCGCCAGATTGATCCGCTGGTGCCGTTCCGGGCCTTGCGGGCCGGGCGTGGCAAGGGCTTGCGGGCCGAGCCGGTGGCGGCGCTGTATGAGCAGGGCCGCATTCATCATCTGCGTGGCCTTGGCGCGCTGGAGGACCAGATGTGCCAGATGACGTTGCACGGCTATGACGGCAAGGGCTCGCCCGACCGGCTGGATGCGCTGGTCTGGGCGATCCATGAGTTGATGATCGAGCCCGGGGCGCATTACCGGCGGCCGCAGGTGCGGGGGTTGTAGGGCGGGTTTTCCGGGGCTCTGCCCCGGACCCCGGGATATTTGGGCATGAAAGAAAAGCGGGCCATGGGTCCGGTGGAGGGTCGCGGTTTGCGGCCCTTTTTTCTTGGGAATTCAGGAGGAACCTATGGCGTTTCGTTGGTTCGGGCGGGACAGCGCCGTGCCCGTCGAAGTCGAGAAGAAGGCGAGTGCCACGGGCAAGCTGGTGGCGCTGGCCTCGGGCTCGGGTCGGGTGGTGTGGTCGCCGCGCGATACGGTGTCGCTGACGCGGACAGGATTTGCGGGCAATCCGGTCGGGTTTCGGGCCGTGCGGCTGATCGCCGAGGCTGCCGCCGCAGTGCCGCTGATCTGTCAGGACCGCGAGCGGCGCTATGAGGTGCATCCGGTGCTGGATCTGCTGCGCCGGCCCAATGCCGGGCAGGGGCGCGCCGAGCTGTTCGAGGCGCTGATCGGGCAGATCCTGCTGAGCGGCAACGGCTATCTTGAGGCCGTGGGCGAGGGGGCAAAAGGATTGCCGGGCGAGCTGCATGTTCTGCGCTCGGACCGGATGTCGGTGGTGCCGGGGAGGGATGGCTGGCCTGCGGCCTATGAATATGCGGTGGGCGGGCGGCAGTTCCGGTTCGACATGACCGGCAGTCCCGATCCGATCTGTCATATCAAGAGCTTTCATCCGCTGGACGACCATTACGGCTTGTCGCCGATGCAGGCGGCCGCCGTCGCGGTCGATGTGCATAACAGCGCATCCGGCTGGTCCAAGGCGCTTTTGGACAATGCTGCAAGGCCCTCGGGGGCGATCATCTATAAGGGCGCGGACGGGCAGGGCAGTCTGTCCTCGGACCAGTATGACCGGCTGGTGACCGAGATGGAGATGCATCATCAGGGTGCCCGCAATGCCGGCCGTCCGATGCTGCTGGAAGGGGGGCTGGACTGGAAGCCGATGGGCTTCAGCCCCAGCGACATGGAGTTTCACGAGACCAAGAAGGCCGCCGCGCGCGAGATCGCGCAGGCATTCGGCGTGCCGCCCATGCTGATCGGCATTCCCGGTGATGCGACATATGCCAATTACGCCGAGGCGCATCGGGCATTCTATCGGTTGACGGTGCTGCCGCTGGTCCAGCGCGTGGCAAGCGCGCTGGCCTGGTGGCTGGGTGAGCATCTGGGCGCCGAGGTCGACCTGCGCCCCGACCCCGATCAGGTGCAGGCGCTGGCCGAGGAGCGCGACCAGCAATGGAAGCGCATCGGCGAGGCCAGCTTCCTGACCGATGCCGAGAAACGCGCGGCGCTGGGCCTGCCGCCTTTGCCGGAGGGCTGAGATGGAGGGCTCGCGTTTCGTCAAGGAGCCCTTCGACTGGCACGATCAGCGCTTTGACACGCAAGAGCGGATCATGGCGCTGCAATTTGGTCAGGTCGAACGGCGGCTGGAACGGATCGAGGCGCTGATCGAGGGGCTGGAGCGGCGGCTGTGGATGACCGTTTACGGTGTCGTCGCCGTGATCCTGACCCAGGCGGTGCAATCGATCCTGGAATATGCACCGAAAGGAGGGTGACGTGAATTCAAAGGATTACGGGCTGGAGTTGAAATATGCGGCGGGTGCGCAGCTGATCAGCGACGGCACCCAGATCGAGGGGCATGCCAGCCTGTTCGGACTGACCGATCAGGGTGGAGATATCGTCCAGAAGGGCGCCTATGCGGCCAGCCTGAAGCGGCTGGCGACGCGGGGCGACAAGGTGCGGATGCTGTGGCAGCACGATCCGACCAAGCCCATCGGCGTCTGGGACGAGATCCGCGAGGACGACAAGGGCCTGTGGGTCAAGGGCCGGCTGCTGCCCGAGATCGCCCAGGCCCGCGAGGCGGCGGCGCTGATCGCAGCGGGCGCCATCGACGGGCTGTCGATCGGCTATCGCACCATTTCCGCAGAGCGTGACGGCAAGGGCCGCCGCCTGCTGAGCGAGGTCGAGCTGTGGGAGGTGTCGCTGGTCACGTTCCCCATGCTGGCCGAGGCCAAGGTCGGCCGCAAATCCGACCGGGCATTCGAGATGGCGGCGGCATTCCGTGCCGCGACGCTGGCGCTGCGCGCCGAATAAGTTTCACCGAAACGGAGGGGACCATGACCGAGGTGAAAGCCGCGGCCGGGGCGGACATGCCCGGCGACCTGGGAGGCGAGATGATGGGGTTTGTCAACGAACTCAAATCGTTCCGCGCCGATATTCAGAAACGACTGCAAGCACAGGAAGATCGCATGACCATGCTGGACCGCAAGACCATTTCCCGTGGCCGCGCCCCTCTGTCGGCCGAAGCCGATGCCGGCGCGCCGCATCAAAAGGCCTTTGATGCCTATATCCGCCACGGCGACGATGACGCGCTGCGCGGCCTGCCGCTGGAGGGCAAGGCCATGACCACCGTCAGCGATGGCGGTTTTCTGGCGGCGCCGACCGTGGCGCTGCAGGTGCAGGAGGCGCTGAACGTCACCGCCTCGCTGCGCCGGGTGGCCAATGTCGTTGCGGTGGAATCGGCCAATTTCGAACTGCTGGTCGATATGGGCGACATCGCCAGCGGCTGGTCCACCGAAGGCGGGACGCAGGCCGAGACCGGCACCTCGACCGTGCAGCGCGTGGTCATTCCCGTCCATGAGCTTTCGGCCATGCCCAAGGCCAGCCAGCGCCTGCTGGACGATGCCGCCTTTGACGTCGAGACCTGGCTTGCGGGCCGCATCGCCGAGAAATTCGCCCGCGCCGAGGCCACGGCCTTTGTCAGCGGCGACGGTGTGAACAAGCCCAAGGGTTTCCTGACCCATGCCCGCGCCGCCAATGCCTCGGCGACCAATGTGCAGATCGGGACCATCCCCTCGGGGGCGACGGGCGATTTCGCCGCCACCAACCCGGCCAATGCGCTGATCGACCTGGTCTATGCGCTGAGTGCGCAATACCGCGCCAACGGCACCTTCGTGATGAACTCGAAGACCGCCGCCGCCGTGCGCAAGATGCGCGACACCGATGGCCGCTTCCTGTGGGCGGATTCGCTGGCGATGGGCCAGCCTCCGCAGCTGCTGGGCTATCCGGTGCTGCTGTGCGAGGACATGCCTGATATCGCCAGCGGCTCGGCCTCGATCGCGTTCGGTGATTTTCGTTCGGCCTATACGATCGTCGAGCGTCCCGACCTGCGGGTGCTGCGCGATCCCTTCTCGGCCAAGCCGCATGTGCTGTTCTATGCCACCAAGCGCGTCGGCGGCGGCGTCACCGACGCCCGCGCCATCAAGCTGATGGTCTTCGGCTGATCCAAGGCCGAAGCGGGGGCCGCGCGGGACAATATCCGCCCGACCGGCTGAGCAACTGTCCGCGCGCGCAAGGGCGGATATGCGCGGCCCCCAAATCATTCGCCCTTGGGATGCAGCGTCCGTGCGAACGGGAGAGACGAAGATGATGCTTGTGGAGTTGACGGCGCCAGCCCTTGAGGCGCTGCCGGTCGCAGGGTTGCGAGACCATCTGCGGCTGGGAACGGGGTTCGAGACGGCCGGGGATGCGGCCGAAAGCGCGGCCCTGGCGGGGTTCCTGCGGGCCGCCATCGCCACCATCGAGGCGCGCACCGGCAAGGTGCTGCTGGCCCGCCAGTTCCGGTTGCGGCTGGAGGAATGGCGCGACCCGCTGGGTCAGGCGCTGCCGCTGGCGCCGGTCAGCGCCATTGAACGCGTCGAGATCGGCGATGGCCGGGGCAATGTGACGCTGGTCGATCCGGCCAGCTATCGCCTGCTGGCCGACATGCAGCGCCCGGTGCTGGCGCCGGCGGGGGCTTTCCTGCCGCAGATCCCGGGCAATGGCCATGTCGAGATCACCTTTCGCGCCGGTTTCGGGACGCAATGGACCGATGTGCCGGCCGATCTGGCGCAGGCGGTGCTGATGCTGGCCGCGCGCTATCATGAGGATCGCAGCTTTGAGGGTTCGCAATCGGCGATGCCCTTCGGGGTCAGTGCGTTGATCGAGCGCTGGCGCTCGGTCCGGGTGCTGGGGGGGCGCGGCAATTCGCGCAGCCGGGCATGAAAGCGCCGCGGCTGTCGGTGCCCCTGATGATCGAAAGCCCGGTCCGCGAACCCGATGGCATGGGGGGATATCGTCTGATCTGGCAGGATAGCGGACGGATCTGGGCCGAGATG